GAGAGGCGTACCGGCAGATATTCGGTGTCAGCTACATGCCAAACAGGAGGTGACAATACAATGATAGCTACCAAGCGGCGCATCGAGAAATCAACAGGCATATTAAACGCCACGCCGTCTTACGACACTGCCACGGAGTTTACCGACGGCGCCTACCATACGTTTGTGACAGCGCATTGCATCGAGTGCGGCGAGGCCGGCGTGTTGCACTGGAACACCGGCGGCAACCACCCCGACTTTGTCGCCCGCAAGTACCGTGGCATGGGCTGGCACTTCGACGCCTACAAACCAAAAAAGTGTGTCTGCCCGGCCTGTGTGGCAGGCAGGAAGCCAGCACCGCACATGGCCGACGCTGGTGGCCTGTTTAAGGATAGCCACTACGAAAACGTAACTCAGGAGGAACCCGACGACATGGCCAAGTCCAACTCGTATACCCCGCCAGTCACCGACACCGCCGTGCTGCGCGCGGCCGTCGCCCACATGGAGGCCGACGACTACAACCGCACGTTAACGTCACACGAGAAGGCCAAGGTGCGCGGCGTGCTCGACAGCCACTTCGACGACCAGATCGGCCGCTACATCGACAACTACGACGACCAGCGCGTCGGCAAGGAAACCAATCTACCGTGGGCGCTCGTCGCCGAGTACCGGGAGCTGGCCTACGGTCCGCTCAAAGCCGACCCGATCGTCGAGGCAGTCAAGGCGGAGGCGGTCGTGCTGCGTCAGGAGTTCACCGAGCTGTCGCACGCGATGGATGCATTGCGCGACCGCATCGTCAAGGTAGAGGGCAGACTGGTCAACGTCGAGGCCAAGGCAAAAAAGCTGTGACATTATGGCGGCGGGCCTAATGGCCCGCCGCCATATTTTTGTGTTTCACAATAACTTATTTCTTGACAAACCATTGATATTATGGTATAATGCAAATAAAACACATGGAGGATGGACATGGACATCGTGTACTATCGTAAGGTTGCCGAGATCATGCTGCGCGACGCTGCCACTTACGACGAGAGGGTGGCCGCGGCGCGCGTCCTGACCATGAAGAACCCGCGCCGTCGCGACAAACGACAGGCCAAGGCGTGGATGTACCACTGGATCGACACCAAACTGGAGGGCAGGCCGGCGGCGACCGGCAAGTGACAGTTACTACCGGTAGTAAATAACCTCGGATGGAGTTAGAAATGACACAACGACTGCACATGATCCACCAGTTGCGCGCCGACATCAGGCAGGCCACCGGTCGCGAGTACCGCATCGACTTCGACCAGTTTGACGAGCTGTCGATCCGCGAGATGATGCGGCTGCTGATCGACCTGAAGTACGAGCACCAGCGCGCCGTGCGCAATGTCGAGATGAGGGTGCGGCGGATGCCGTTGGTGAAATAAGATGGCCCGCACATTCTGGAACGGCCAGTACCGTCACACCTATACAGTCACGTTCGAGTTCGTCTCAAACAAGGAAGACGCCTCGGACGTCAGCGCCGCCGCTAAAAGACGGGCGCTGACCCAACGGTCGCTCGACCTGGAGGGTGGCGGCGGCATGAGCCGGGCCGGTGCGTTCCACCGTGCCTTCAAGCACGTGCACACCGAGAAGATCATGATCGAGAGGGGGCTTGACGATGGACAGTAAGCGGGAAGCACGGGTCCGTCGCATGGTGCCGGACCCGACGACGTGGCCGGGTGCCTACCTGTGCATGAAACGGTACGAGAACGACCGGATCGTCGAGTTCGGCGCGATCTTTGGTTTTACCGATACCGGCGGCATCGCGATGTATGTCGATAACGTGCCGGAAAAGCGGGTAGCGGTATTCCCGCATGTCGACGATCTGATCGCCGCCGGCTGGGCGGTAGATTAACTCTAAGGGGACTAACACAATGGATCTTATCAGGTGCAAGGACTACTTGCTGCAAACCCACATGGCCGCGCTACTACATAACGAGCGGCCCAACGCCTATTGCCTGGAGAGCAATCCGGGCGTCGGCAAAACCGAGGGCGTCTTCCAGTACGTCGAGATGTTGGCGCAGGCGCTTAATAAGCCGATCGGGCTCGTTGATTTTATGATCGCTACAATTACGAGTCCGGACGCAAGAGGTTTTATGATACCAACTCGCAATGCCGAGGGCGGGGCGCCGAACACGGTGTTCTCGCGGCCGCCGTGGATGCCGGCAGTTGACAATCTGTGGGTGTGCGAGCCGTCGGGGAACCCCGACGACCCGGTCGCATGGTACGAGCCTGGCGAGTGGCAGTACGACCTGCCGGAGGACGGCGTGGTCTTCCTCGATGAGTGGGGCCAAGGGGAAGACGACGTTAAGAAGCCGATGGCGGACCTCTTGCTCAACGGACGTGTGGGCAACTGGAAGCTGACCAAGCGGTGGCGCGCCATCGCCGCGACCAACCGCACGTCGGACAGGTCGGGCGTGCTGCGCGAGCTGATGTTCATCGTCAACCGGCGCGGGCTCTTGAAGGTCGAGGGCAAGCTGAACCCGTGGCTGGTGTGGGTGGAAACCCAGCGCGACTGGAAACGCCCGCACTATCTCACGGTGTCGTTCGCCCGAAGTCACCCCGGCGTGGTGTTCCGCGACACCGTGCCGGAGGGGACCGACCAGTTCTGCACACCGCGAAGTCTCGTGCTGATGGACCGCGACCTGCGGGGTATCAGAACGCAAGCCCTGGCGGCGCGCGGCGAGCTATTAAACCTGAACGACAACATCGCGCACGAGCTGGTCGCCAGTTGGATCGGCGCCTCGGCGGCGGGTCAGTACATGGCCCACCTGAAGTACGCCGACCAGCTGCCGGACATCGAGGACGTTATTAAAGACCCGATGCGGGCCAAGCTGCCGGCGGGTCAGGACGGCCAGATGGTGTGCGTGTTCAAGCTGGTCGAGCACATCTCGGCCGACACCGCCTCGCCCTTTATCAAGTACATTTCAAGAATGCACCAGGACATGGGTGTGCTCGGCATCAACACGATCGTCGCCGATCCCCGGCGAGCCAAGTACGTCTACCCGACCGCCGAGTACCGGGACTACCAACGCAAAAACAAGAACGTGCTCATCGCCGCTCATGGCTAGGAGGGAACCTGTTATGACACGACGTATCCAGACCCTCGACGGGCTGCCAGTCTACGATGCTACCGAGCCGTTATACATCGAGGTGGTCAAAGCAGACGTTAAGCAGAACCGCCGTCGCGATCCCGAGCGGTGCGCCCTGGCGGCGGCCTGTACCCGCACGCTGCACGTCGAGGCGAAGGCATATCTGTCGCGCCTCTACATACGCCACGACGACCACTGGCTGCGCTACATGCTGCCGGAAGCCATCCGGACCGAGGTCGCTACCTTCGACCGGGGCGGCGGGTTCTCGTCCGGCACCTACCGCATTCCGCCGTTGCCCCCCAGGTCCCGGTCGGGCGGTGTCGGGCAGGGTGGCAAGACCAAGAACCCCAACAGGGGCGCGGGCAACCCGCGCATCACCCACCGCGACGTCAAGGGGGTGCGCTCCCCCTCACCGCTCGCCGGCGGCGCCATCGAGCACAAGTCGTAACTTACTACAGGTAGTAAACAATGACTGACGTTAATGCCGGCTTCGCCGGATTTTTGAGCCGTGAGACTAACTGCACCGCGACGTGCTGCGAGTGGCGGTGGGAGGTAGACGACGGCGGCGGTCGCTATGTCTTCTGCCCGGCCTGCGGCTCGTCGTACCCGTGGCAGCACACGTATTACCTGGGCCGCATATACAAACTCGAGAACAAGGAGGAACCGTGACCGACATTAAGCCGTGCCCGTTCTGCGGCGAGACGAGCTGTTTCGTATTCGCCGCGTTGCATCGCAAGTGGGGCAATGTCGAGTGCGGCCGGTGCGGCGCAACCGGTCCGCAGGTACACACAAACTATGAACCCAGCACCGTCTGGCAAGACGACGCCACCTCGGCGTGGAACCAACGAAAGGAGTAATTTATGGACACAATCGACATGAGCGTGACCGACCTCGACATGGGGAAGGCGCTACAGGAGAGCGCGCTCCTGGCGCACGTCAAAATCTCGGTGTGGGACAGTACCAAGTCCGACCGCGCCGGACTCGAGGACCTCAAGCGTCTGAACAACGCCAAGGGCGACGTCGGCAAACTGATGAAGAACATGCTGGCCGGTGTCGACGGCCCGTTAAAGGCGGTGCGCAGCGCGTACGCCGCCGTGCGGATGCGGCACTACGACCTGACGCTGCCGTGGGTGTCGGACCTCAACGCGGACCGTAAGACTGGGCCGAGGCTGCTGCCGCACCCGATCTTTCAGCGGTACCTGAAAGAAATCGGCGAACTCAAGCGGGTTGCGACCGATGAGCTGGAAGGGTTCCTGCCGATCTACCCCAGCCTGATCCTGTCGGCGCAGCCGAACCTTGGCGGCATGTACAAGCAAAGCGACTACCCCACTACCGAGGAAATTAGGTCGCGCTTCAGAATCTGGCAGGACTTCGAGCCGATCCCCGACGGCGCCGGGTTTAGGGGGTTGCCGCCGGCCTATCTGGAGCGCCTGTCGCACCACCTGAAGGCGCGCCAGGACATCCAGGTGCAGGCGTCGCAGCGTGCCATGTGGGAGGAAGTCGGCGAGCGCGTGCGTCACCTGACCGATCGGCTGTCCGATAAGGACGCGATCTTTAAGGAGGCCAGCGTGCGTGCGGTGCGCGAGCTGGTCACGTTGCTGCCGGGGTGGAACATCGGCGGCGACCAGCGGGTCAACGAGGTCGCCAACGACATCGACAACATGCTGACCGGCATCGAGGCCAGCGACCTCAGGAAGGACCCCGCCATACGCTCGTCTACCGCCAGCGAGGCGCAGCGTATCTCTGACAAGCTTTCCGCCTGGGGGTTGTAGTTCGTGGAATACCTGTAAAACGGAGGGGACTATGAAGTGTAAAATGCAGCAGGAACTCGCCAACCCGCACCAGCCGCGTGACAAGCCGCCGCCGGACGCCGACGGTAAGCTGATGTGGCTGATCCGTCGCCACAACGGCGGCCGCGACAATGGTTGCGACTGGTGCCTGGTGGTCGACGAGATCAACCGTCGACCAGATGGGCGCGCTCAAGGCGCTCGCCGGTATCACCAAGAGGTAACATGGACACGGACAAGTCGTGAGTGTCCGTGGGGAAGGCGGTCCCTAGACAGCCGACCGGACCCGAATAACCGCGACCGCCCGGGGGCCCTGTATGTGTTAGCTGGGCCGCGACGGGCACTTTAAGGAGCGACGAATGCGGACATTTAGTAAGTTGACTTTTGAACAGGCGCAGATGGTACGCGCCCGTCACCACGCGGGCGCTAGTTATAAAACGATAGCCCAAGAATACGGCGTTACACCGGAAGCGATAGGCTACATCGTCCGTCGGCAGGTTCACTTGATCCCGAACGCGGCCGGCGAAAAGAATAAAACTCATGGGATGTTCGGCACAACCATCTACGGCGTTTGGAAAGGAGTGCTGTATCGTTGCTACAACAAAAACTGTAAGCGGTACCAGTATTATGGCGGTCGCGGCATCACCGTGTGCGACCGCTGGCGTAAGTTCGAGGCGTTCTTCGAGGACGTCGGGCTACGACCCGGCCCAGGGTATTCGCTCGATCGCATCGACAATAACGGCAATTACGAACCGAGTAATGTTCGCTGGGCGACGTTAAGCCAGCAAGCATATAATCGGCGGCCGAAGAGTCACGTAAGAGGAAAACCTATCAGCGATAGAAAAACTCGGATGGAAAGGAAGTCAAATGACGTTACCAACTAAGCTTATGACTACGCCGGCACAGGATCAGGCTATGATTGAGGCTCGCGTTGCTTTCATGGCGGCTTGTCCCTTTTTTGCATACTTCTATTATGATCAACTTTCCGAATATCCGACCACCCACTTCACCACGGCCGCCACCGACGGCAAGCGGCTGTTCTACAACCCGCCATGGTTCCTGGACCTCAAGGTGCTGGAACGCTGCTTTGTGTTGGCGCACGAGACCTACCACGCCGTGTGGCGGCACTCGCCCCGGGCGTTGTATTACCGGCGCACCGGCAACGTCGACGGGGTGCCGTACTTTCACGAGTTGTTTAATACCGCCGCCGACTACGTGATCAACGCCGACCTGATCAACCTCAAGATCGGCATCTGCAACCCCGAGTGGCTGTACCGGCCGGACGTCAAGGGGACCGACAAGATCGAGGAGGTCTACAAGAAGCTCTACGAGGAACTGCCGCCGCCACCGCCCGGCCGCTCAAAGAAGCCAGGCGACGGGGTCGGCGGCGCCGACGGGGTTACTACCGGTAGTAACGAGGGCGGTGGCCGCTTCCCGACGCAATCGTACGGGCGCGGCTCAGTGCCGGACAAGCGGGCCAAGGCAGCCGGTGGCCGGTTCGACGAGGTGCAGGAGCCCTACGTCGATCCGGTAACCGGCGAGGAGGACGTCACCGACGAGATCACCTTCCGCGAGGCGGTCGCCAGGGCAGTCCAAGCCGCCAAGGCGATCGGTAGCATCCCAGGGTCTATCCAACGGCTGGTCGATGAAATCCTCGAGCCGCAGGTCGACTGGAAGGACAAGTTCCGGCTGTCGGTAACCGGCAAGGTGGGCAACCGGCGGGAGGACTGGTCCAAGGTTAACCGCCGGCGGCTTGTGCTCAATCCCATCATCTACCTGCCCGGCAAACGGGGGTACGGGGCGGACTTTATCGCGGTGTGGATCGACTCGTCGGGCTCAGTGGGCGAGCGCGAGTACAACGCCTTCTTCTCGGAGGGCGGCGGCATCATGCAGGACGTCAAACCCCGGCGGATGCTGGTCGGCTGGTGCGACGCCATCGTGCAGGGCACCGAGTGGGTCTACAGCCTGGATGAGGTTGAGGGGCTCTACCGCACCCCCATCCCGGGGCGTGGCGGCACGTCGTTCATCCCGCCGTTCGAGTGGATGGCCGAGAACGGGCTGGTGCCGGACTGCATGGTGTATCTGACCGACGGTTTTGGGGCGTTCCCCAAGAAGCCCGAGTATCCGGTGATCTGGTGCATGTCGACGGACAAGAAAGCGCCGTTCGGCGACGTCATCCAGATCAAGCCGTAAATGTCAACCGCCCGATATGACCGAATCGTCGATTATATCGGGCGGCCCTCTCGGATGGGATTGTTACATCATGCCAAACTGGACACCCAGCGATGACCACCGGCATCGCTTGATGCAGACGATCAACCACCTGACCAACCGCCGCGCCTCGATGATGGAAACCGACTACCCGCTCACTTTCGAGCAGGTCAAGCTGGTCACCAAGCCTACCCGTTTGGCCGAGCTGGTCGCCCTCGGCTACGACTCATTGCAGAGGACCTACCACATCGCCTACGAGCTGGGGCCAGCCCAGGGGCTCGGCCGCCGGTCGATCACCCAGATCAACCTGCCGGAGCCGATCCACTACGCCTTCGACCGGCAACTGCACGCCAACTACCAGGAGGCATTCCCGATCTTCTTTAACCGGTCTGCCATCGACGACGAGACGATGGCCAGGCTCAAGACGTGGACCGAGCTGGCGGTCTACGAACGCAGGCTGGCGGCGCTGACCAACAGCACCGTGTCGGACTTCCTAGCTCATACTAACCCGCTAACGATGTACCACATCATGGCGCGCTGGCCGGCGCTGAAGGTGGTGTTCAAGGCAGTAACGTCGACCAGCTACAGCCGGGCGCCGGACATATGGGAGCGGCACAGCAACGAGGTCGGCCGCGACCTGCACCGCTGGGACTGGCCGCGCTTTGGCAAGGAGGCGGAGTGGCGCGAGAAGTACCGGAAACGTATGCAGCTCGCCGAGGATACGCTGATCTCCTGCGTCGCGCTGAAGGAGCCCAAGCAAGAGCCCTACAACTACCGACAACAGCACCGCGTGTTGCACGCCAGTCTGGCCGACTGGCAGAAGCTAGGGGGTATGCCGTTTTGATAGACCTCCTGATCTGGGCCGGCATCGGTCTGCTGATATCCCTGCTCACGGTGTTTGTCGTGGTGCTGATATTTGCTCTGATCGTGAAAGGGGGTGGTGCCACATAGCTCGATACGAAGCGGAGCGCGAACCGACCGACGATGAGATCGAAGACGCCGAGATAAGTACGAAGCCCCCGCCGTGAGCGGGGGCTTTTTTTGTCTTGAGTGATCCAATATTATAGGGTACCGTCGCTCGCCAAATTTCCGCGAGTGACACCAATGCTGATCACCATAGATTACGAAACGGCCTGGGCGAAAGACTACTCGCTGACTCGGATGAGCGAGACCGAGTATATCCGCGATCCGCGCTTCGAGACGATCATGTGCGGTGTGAAGGTTGGTGACGGACCGACGGAGACGTTCGTCGGCAAGGATGCAGTCGCCAAGCGGCTGGGCCAGATCGACTGGGCTGCGTCGGCAGTTCTGGCGCACAATGTCCGGTTCGACGGTGCCATCCTGGCGTGGCACTACGGTCACGTGCCGGCGATGTACCTCGACACGTTGAGCATGTCGCGGGCGACCACCCACTGGACGATCGGCCGCTCGTCGCTCGCCAGGGTGGCGGAGTACCTGGACCTGCCGCCCAAGGGCGACGAGGTGCTGAACGCCAAGGGCAAGCGGCTCGCCGACTTCGACAGTACCGAGCTAGCTCGGTACCGCCGGTACTGCGCCCGCGATACCGAGCTGTGTCACGATATCTTCCAGAAGATGCGGGCGAATTTCTGTGCCAGCGAGATGCACCTGATCGACTTGATCGCGCGCATGTTCATCCAGCCGCAGGTCAAGCTCAATGCAAGTTTGCTAAAACAGAATTATAAGCGTGTGCTGGCCGACAAGGCGGCTGCGTTAAAAGCGGTCGAGGAAATCCCGGCGGACACCTTCTCGTCGCAGCCCAAGTTTGCCGCGCTGCTGGCCGAGCACAAGGTCATCGTGCCGATGAAAACCTCGGCAACGACCGGGCAGTCGATCCCGGCGTTGGCCAAGGGTGACTGGGAGTTCAAGGAACTCTGCGCCGACGACACGCAACCGATGTTTATCCAGGCGCTGCTGGCGGCGCGGCTCGCGGTCAAGTCAACGCTGGAGGAGACGCGCAGCGCGGCTATGTTGCGCCTCGCCGAGACGCCGTGGCGCGTCGGCACCGGCTGGGCCCCGATCCCTTTGAAGTACTCGGGGGCGCGCACCCATAGGCTGTCGGGAGATGGCGGTGCGAATTGGCAGAATCTGCCTCGCGGGAGCCTGTTGCGCACTGCCATCGAGGCGCCGGCGGGGTGGCGGATCGTACACCGGGACGCCTCGCAGATCGAGGCGCGCATGACCGCCTGGATGGCGAACTGCGGCACGCTGCTGGATGCGTTCCGCGAACGGCGCGATGTCTATTCGGAGTTCGCCACGATCATTTACGATCGTCCGATTGATCCTAAGAAAGATAAGCTAGAAAGATTTGTGGGCAAGACCGCCATCCTGGGCCTGGGCTATGGCTGCGGTGCCGACAAGTTCCGTAAGATGTTATTTATCGGCAATGGTGGCATCAGCCACAAGGTCACCACCCAGGAAGCCGGCGAGATCGTGCGGGAATACCGGAATACCTATCCGGAAATCCCCGACCTGTGGGGGTACGCCGCTCGCATGCTGTATCAGGTGATCCGCTTTACCCGCAGCCTGGGGTACACCGAGCGAAAGGCGGACGAGGTCTTCAAGCACATCCCGGTCGCGCCGGATTACGACTGCTTTACCCTGCCGAACGGCTTGCGGATATGCTATCCTGACCTGCATCAAACCATGGACAAACGCTTGACTTACGCTGACGCACAGTTCGGTAAGACGCCCAGGAACATCTACGGCGCCAAGGCGGTGGAGAATATCAGCCAGGCGCTGTCGCGTATTATCGTCACCGACATCGCGCTGCGCGTCCGCGCATCGACCGGGTTCCGTGCGTTCTTGAGCACGCACGATTCGTTGGATTACTGCGTGCCCGCGAGCGACGCGGCGGCGATGGATGCCGAGCTGGCGCGCGAGTTCGCGACCGTGCCGTCGTGGGGTGCCGGGTTGCCGCTGGCCAGCGAGGGGGGCTGGGGTCGCAACCTGACCGCAGCTGAACAAGGGGACAACAAATGAAAAGCCGGATGGAGGTGAACGCAGCGACGTTCGCTTTTGTTGATGCACAGAACCCGGACGTGTGGCGGCTGTTCGAGCAGTTTACGTTCCATATGATCCGGCGCGGCTTCGACCACTACAGCGCGCGGGCCGTATTGCATCGGGTGCGCTGGGAAACCGCGACGCCGCTGGAGGACCAGTCGAATTATAAGATCAACAACAACTGGTCGCCATTCTACGCCAGGAAATTCCACGAGAAGTACCCGCAGTACGGCGGGTTCTTTCGCAACCGACTGTCGCGGGCCGACAGAATCACCAAGGAGGCGGCATAATGGCAAACACGACAGCAGTAGCAGAGCGCGAGCGCGAAGGCGGTGTGGCGCGGTCCGAGAACCCGGTCCAGCCCGGGTTCTTCCTCGTCAACACGGCGCCGATCACCCTCCTCGACCTGGATGCCGCCGGGCTCGACCCGACGCAGCCGGCGCCGGCCGAGTTCGTGCAGTTCCTCTACGACAATTCCCGTAGCGGCTACCTGACCTTGTGGTCCGCCCACCTCTCCAGCCCGGACGGCGGGGCGATGATCAACAAGTGGATTCAGAACTCCCTCGAGGTCTACCACGCCCGCGCGCTCCAGACCCAGATGGCCCCGGCCGGCGACAAGCCCGCCGGCGCTAACGTGACCGAGGTCAGCTACGGCGGCTCGACCACGCCGGCAGCGCCGGTCAATGTCGATGTCCCGCTGGTTATGGGAACCGCCGCCGTGGATGGAACGCTTACCTGCACGATGGGCAACTGGCTCAACGAGCCGGTCAGCTACGCCTACGCCTGGAGCGGCGCCGGGGTCGCCACCGAGAGCAGCTACGTCGTCGCGGCCGGCGACGCCGGTACCAGCGTCAGCTGCATCGTGACGGCGACCAACGCCGGTGGGGCGACCGCTGCGCCGCCGTCCAACGCCGTGGCGATCGCCGGTGCGATGGCTGACACGGCGGCGCGGGCCGCACCAGCGGAGGCGAAGAAAGAGGAGGAGCCGGTGCGGCATACCGGTGCGTCCCGCCGCGACTACGGTAAGAAGGAGGAGTAGATGAATACAAAACTCGCCGATACCCCCGCCGACGCGGAGGGGAAGACGACCAAGTTCACCGGACGTGGCATGATTCTGGGGGCGCCGGTGCCGATTCAGTCGCCGCCGGCGCAACGAGCTGTTCGTGACAAGAAGGAATAACTTACGTGGACAGCACCTCGGACGAGCGCGTCGCGAACAACGTCATGCGGCACGAGTACCGGGTCCTGACGGACCTCGATAAGCAGAACATGAAGGTCGTCAAAGACATGGGGCTAGAGTTTTACAAACTCTGCGATTACCTCGGCCCCAGTCGTGAGATGTCCCTGGCGAAGACCAAGATCGAGGAAGCGGTCATGTGGGCCGTGAAGCACATCACAGGGTGAGCGCATGGAGGAGTGGCGGCCCATCGTTGGTTACGAAGAACTGTACGAGGTGTCGAACTGCGGGCGGGTGCGAAGCTTGCCAAAAGCAGTCGTCACGACGGCCGGTAACGGTGAGCTGCCGCACCTAGCTTTTCGTCGCGAGCGAATTATGAAACTGCAATACCGTAAAGGGTATGCTGGTGTGGGTCTGACCAAAGACGGGCAGCAGACAATTCATCGGGTCCACCGCCTCATGCTGGTAGCGTTCGTCGGTCCGCCGCCTTCCGCTGAAGCAACGCTTGCGTGCCATAAAGATGGCAGCCAGCAAAACGTCGTCGACAATCTCTATTGGGGTACGCCGCAACAGAACATTGACGACGTGTATGCACACGGCAGAAAAACGTATAACCTTATGCGACCTCAGAGGAAGACAGCATGACATTTACTTGGTCATACTCAAAATTAAAAGCATATGAAACCTGTCCTAAAAGATTTTACCATTACGACGTTGTGAAGGACATTAAAGAAGAGGAGTCGCGCGCCCTCATCGAGGGCAGTGCGATGCACAAGGCGTTCGAGGAGCGGGTGCGCGATGGCAAACCCTTGCCGCTGCCGTACGCGCAGCACGAACCGATGATGGTTAAGCTGATCGACGCCCCCGGTGAGACAATGGCCGAGCAGAAGCTCGGCCTCACCGAGAAACTCAAGCCGGCGGCGTTCTTCAGTCCGCACGTGTGGTTCCGCACGGTGCTCGACTTCGCCAAGATACGTCCCAAGGCGGCGGTCATCGTGGACTATAAGTCCGGCAAAGTTACCGATGACCAGACCCAGCTCGCCTTGATGTCCGCGACGATCATGCACTACGCGCCGGAGGTGCAAGAGGTCAAAGCGGCGTTCCTGTTTGCCAACAACGATAAAATAATCTCACAGACGTACACTCGCGATGGACTACCTGGAATCTGGCGCGGGATACTCCCGCGCGTCAGACGATTGGAGGAAGCCAGCCATGAAAACGAGTACCCACCACGACCAAGCGGACTTTGCGTTAAGTACTGCGCCGTCACCTCGTGCCCACACTACGGCACCGGATCGCGTTGGTGACATGACATACGCGCAGCTGTGCCGGCAGCGCGCTGTCTACAACGCGTGGCAGTGCGGCAAAGATATGCCGCATACACTGTCGCGGCAGTGGGAAGACGTTGATTACCAGATCGGCCTGGAAGACGTCTGATGCCCCGGCTGATCAAGCGGGTCTACGATCAGATACCGTCCCGCATTCGCGGCCGGTTCCTGATCCGGATCGAGTCCGATCCGTACCACCTGCACGCCCACGTGATCGCCAGGACCGGTGACGGCCACGAGTACTCGTCCGGCCCGATCGAGGTCGAGTGGAAGCGCGACAAATTGATCAAGTGCGACCTGCCGGACTGGTATATCGCCCACCTCTGCTCGCTGCCGCCGGCGAAGAACCAGCTCATGCAGGATTTGTGGGACTCGCTGGCTGAGGAAGGTGTCGAGTGGCCCTAAGGGGGTTGGAGATACTCTACATAGTGCGCGAACATAAATTTATGGTGCGATACCGGGACGACGACAAGTATGTTATCGAGTGGTTCCCCAACGTAGAGCAGGCGCGTAAACGTGCGCTCGTGTTAGGCGTCGATACCTACAATACGAAAGTTATACGCGTAGAGCCATGGGACAGGTGATCGAACGCAATATCAAGAAGCGAATCAGGATCATTCTAAACAAGTACCGCTCGCATAATTTGTACGTGTACATGCCGGTGCCCGGTGGGTATGGCGAGTCGACGCTGGACTACCTCGGCTTCCTGTACGGGCACGGGTTCGCCATCGAGGCAAAAAGACCGGGCGGCAAACCGACGCCCCGGCAGGAAGGGTTGATCGAGCGCATCGAGGCGAGCGGTGCTGTCGTGTTCGTCGTATCGGACGACGAGGGGCTCACCGCGCTCGATGACTGGTTACTACTGGTAGTAAAAACTAGGGGACTATAAATGAGCTATGACTGGATGGGCAAGACGCCCTGGGCGGTCCAGCGCACCACCACCGCGCTGCTCGCCAAATCCGAGCGCGCCTACGTGCTCAACGAGTTCGGCACCGGCAAAACCAGGTCGGTGATCTGGGCGGCGGACTACCTGCGCCGCACCACCGCGCTCACCGGCCCGGTCCTGGTGTCCGCGCCGCTGTCCACCTTGGTCGAGGTGTGGGAGAAGGAACTGTTCCGCCTCGACCCCAAGATGAAGGTGCAAATCCTGCACGGGTCCCGGCAGGACCGGCTCGACCGGCTGTTCACCCCGGCGGATTGGTACATCATCAACCACCACGGGCTCGACCTGATGGCGGACGCCCTTGTGGCGCGCGGGTTCTCGATCTTCGTGATCGACGAGCTGGCGGTGCTGCGGAACTCGCGCACGCTGTGGTGGCGTGCCGCCCGTAAGATTATCGACAATAGCACGGTTAAATACGTATGGGGTTTGACCGGCTCGCCCACCCCCAAGGCGCCGACCGATGCGTGGGCCCAGATCAAACTGCTGACGCCGGACCGCACGACAAAGTCTTTCACTCGTTTCAAAGACCTGACGATGCGGCAGGTCAGCCCGTTCCGCTGGGTCAAGCGGCCGCAGGCCGTCAAGTTGATACATGAGCAGATGCAGCCGGCCGTCCGCTACGCGCTCGACGATGTGACCGAGCTGCCGGCGACGACCTATCGCAGCTTTAAAGTGGACCTGGAGCCGCTGGCCCAGAAAGCCTACACGATGATGCTGAACAAGCTGCGGATGCAGACCAACAACGGCGAGACGATCACCGCCGCCAACGAGGGCGTGCTGCAGTCCAAGCTATTGCAGGTGTCTTGTGGGTATATCTACACGGACGACAAGGGCGTGTTCGCCTTGCCGGTAAAGCCCCGCCTCGATGCCTGTCAGGCGATCGTCGAGTCCACGACACGCAAGTTCATCGTGTTCGTGCCGTTCACCCACGCCCTGGAAGGGGTAGCGGCGCATCTGCTCAAGGCCGGCGAGGATATCGTCGTGGTGCACGGCCAGACCCCGCTCGGGCAGCGTAACAAAATCTTTTCCAGGTTCATGTCTACAGAAAGCCCGCGAGGGATCGTTGCACACCCCGGCTGCATGGCGCACGGCCTCACCTTGACGGCGGCGAACACGATCATCTGGTACTCGCCATCTAATAATTACGAAACTTATGAACAGGCCAACGCCCGGATCGTGCGGCCGGGCCAGACGTCTAAAACATTGATCGCGCACCTCGTCGGGACATCGGTCGAGCGCGCCGTGTATCAACGTCTGCAAGATAGAAAATCTTTCCAGGGACTACTGCTCGACCTGTTCCATCGGCAAGAACATTAGTTGACAGTAGAGGCGTGCCCGCTTAGATATAACTCGGTTGTTTGGACCTTCCCCTTCTGGTCCAGGTTCCATCCGAGTACCCTTAGCGGCGCGCCCTTTAGTCCCCAGGCGCGCCGCATTTTTGTCTCGGAGGCAACCCATGACACCAGCAGAAATGACCAAACGCTACCTGCAGCTACGCGACCGCATCAAGCAGATCGAAGACAAGCACAAGGTCGAGTTGGAACCGTTCAAAGATATGAAGTTCCAACTGGAGACGGCAATACTTGACCATCTCAACATATCGGGGTTAGACTCGATCAAGAGCGGTGATGGTACCGCTTTTAAGTCCACCGTGACTAGCGTGGTGGTGCGTGATTGGGCCTCGACATTGGCATTCATCCGCAAGCGCAAACTCTGGGACCTCCTGGAAGCGCGCGTCGCGAAGGGAGCTGCTGTCGAGATCGTGCGTGACACCGGCGCGCCCATACCGGGCGTGGACATTTCACAAGCTAGCGTCTTGCGGGTCCGGTCCAGCTAGGCGTAGACTTCCGGTGTACCCTATAATTATAGGGTACCAACTCTCCCCAAATTTTCGGAGGAACCGATCGACAATGGCTAATTCCCTCACTTCGCTGGACCGTGGCCGCCCGTCGTCGTTGGCGAGGCTGCGCCGGTCCAACCTGCTCAACAACGCCCGGCAGGGCATCGCCGCCTCGTATGCGGTGGTGACCTATAAGGGGCGCAACTTCCGCCTCAAGTACCGCACCGAGGAGAAGCTGGTGCGGGACGACCGGGGGCGCGCCGCCACCTACATCGACGTCGTGATCATCGGTGTCAGCCCGAACATCTCGCGGCAGTTCTTCCCCCGTGCCTACACCGAGGGCGACAGCGACGGGCCGGACTGCTTCTCCACCGACGGCATCACCCCGGATGTCGGGGTGCCGCACAAGCAGAACCCGGTCTGCGGCACGTGCAAGCACTCGCAGTGGGGCTCGCGCGTGACCGACGCGGGCAAGCGCGCCAAGGCGTGCCAGGAAACCCGCCGGATTGCGGTGGTGCCGCTGGGCGACATCGAGAACGAGCTGATGGGCGGTCCCATGCTGCTCCGCATCCCGCCCATGTCGCTGAACAACCTCAGCAACTACAGCGACTTCCTCGCGTCGAAGGGGGCCAGCTTCGAGACTGTCGCCACCCGCATCGGGTTCGACGAGAACGTGGCCTACCCCCGCCTGTCGTTCGAGACGTTGGATTGGCTCGACGACAACCAGCAGCTGCTCAGCACCGGCGACACCGGCGAGGGCGGCATGGTGGCGCACCCGCTGATCGAGCGGATGCTGGGCGTCTCGTCCGACGCGCCGGCTGAGCCGCAGCAGGCGCCGCCGCGTCAGGCCCCGGTGGAGCCGCCGATCGAGGACGACGAGGAGATGACCGAGGACGAGGCCGACGAGGACGAGCCGGAGGAGGAAGTAGCCCCGCCGCCGGCTGCTCGTCGGGCTGCGCCCAAGGCCGAGCCCAACCCGTTCGAGGAGGAGGTCAAGGCGCCGGCGCCGCGTGGCCGCCCCCGCAAGAATGGGCAGGCCAAGACGCTCCAGGTCGAGTCGGACATGGAGTCGGTGCTCGATAACCTGCTGGGTACGTAACAAGCCAGGTCGGCTACACCGGATCAGAAATAGCCCCTGGCCCAGCTTGTTACATGATGGGAGTACCTGTGTGGACGCGCAAGATTTTCTGACGCGCGTCGTTGCCCCGGGCGCTTACTACGCATTCGCGTTCAAGCGCCCGGGGTCCAGCGGCCTCCGCCATAAGTTCTTCCCCCAGGCCGACATCGAGGAGGCGGTCCGTTGGCTGCGCCACACCGCCGACACGTCCGATGTCTACCATGCGGTCGCCAGCTTCAAGGAGGAACGCCGGCTGCAGGCCAACGTCGAGGCGTTGCGCTGCTTCTGGTATGACGCCGACATCTCCCGGCCGGGCGACGGCAAGCAGCCGGGACAAGTCTGGCAAACCCACGCCGAGCTGATCGAGTGGCTGTGGTCGGTGCGCGACCGCCTGCCCATGCCGAACTTGTGGATGTCGTCCGGCTACGGGATGCACCTTTACTGGGTAATCGACCGGGCATTACCCGGTAATGAGTGGACGGTGCACGCCAAGGCGTTCCGCTCGCTGCTCGCTGAACTGGGTGCGCGCGGCGACATCGGCATCTCGACCGACAGCGCGCGCATCCTGCGCCCGCCCGAGACGTTCAACTATAAAGTCCCGACCGACCGGGTGCCGTGCTGGGAGATGACAGCGGGGCAGCGCAAGCTGAATCTGCCCAGGTTCTACCCGGCCGACGAGTTCCTGGCAAAGTTTACTACCGTAGTAAGTTCCCTTGGAGCGCCGCCGCCGGGTAAGCAACCCCGGTCAAAGCTGCTGGCTGCAGCCAAGGCAAACCTAACAAGGCCGCCACCTGCGGACTTCAACGTGATCTCTAACCACTGCCCTCAGGTCAAGAAAAGCCTGGCCGAGGGTGGCGAGCACGACGACCGCACGCTGTGGCACCTGATGGTCAACCTCGCCTATTTCTGCAACGACCGGGAGGCTGCGCACCGGCTCGGCCGTAAGTTCCCGAAGTACAGCGAGGAGGAGACCGACGCCAAGTTCGACCAGACCGAGCGGGAGCACGAGGAGAAGGGTACTTTTGGTGCGCCAGACTGCGCCTCGTTCGACGCCAACCGCAAGGGCGTGTGCGACAACTGCGCGTGGCGCGGCAAGATCAAGGGCCCCTACAACATCAGCACCTACGAACTACCGCGCGGCTACCGGCAGGCGCCTGACGCGGTCGAGCGGTGGGACAACGAACTCAAGGACTGGCTGGTCCTGGTAAAAGGCCGGGTCGACAACGCGCAGCTGCTCGACCAGGGCGACGGTGGCGGGTACCGCCTGCTGTTCGACTACACGCTGGACCGGACCCGGCACATCCAGGTAGACGGCAATAAGGTAAGCAACACGTTCGACAAAATACGTAGCGTATTTGCGGCGCAGCATCTGGTGCTGAACCGATCCAATGCGCTTAAGTTTATGGATTTCATAATGGCTTGGATAACAGAACTGCAGGAAGCCTGCAAAGCCGTCGAGGCGCCGCCCTCTTTCGGATGGGTCCGTAACAAGGACACCGGTGAGCTGGAGGGGTTAAGTATAGGCGGCACGTTCTACCGCCCGGACGGCAGCGCGGGGGTAGCGCAGCTGGGCGACCCCACAATACATAAAAACTACCGACCGTGCGGCGATATCGAGGGGTGGCGCGAGGCGACGACGTTCGTCGTTGGTGACAAGCCCGAGCTGCAGGTGCTGGTCGCTGCGTCGTTCGCCGCGCCGCTGATGGAGTTCGTCGGCGAGTCCTGCATCCTGTCGGTGTGGTCGTCGAAGTCGGGCGCACGCAAGACCTCGGCGTTTCGGGTCGGCACCGCAGTCTGGTGCAACCCGATCACCGGCATGTCGGCGATCCGCGACACGCCCAACTCGGTCCAGCATTCGCTCGGCGAGACCAAGTTCATGCCGGTGTACTGGGACGAAATCCACGTGGTTAACAAGGACCACATCGCCATGATGGTCGAGATGTTTTTTAACATAACGCAGGGACGTGGGCGCGCCCGGCTGGACAGCAAGATAGAGCAACGCAGCGTGGGCTACTGGCGCACTCTTATGGCTATCTCGGCAAACAAACCCTCGGCTGAGATCATCGAGCAGGACCGGACCCACACCAACGCCGGCGCGCTGCGCCTGTTCGAGTATCAGGTCGAGCCGGCGGGTGAGACCGACGAGCACGCGTCGTCAACCGTACAGCAGGTCGAGCGTAACTACGGCCACGCTGGACGGGAGTTCGCCCACTGGGCAGCCAGCCACGTCGATGATATTCAGAGTACTATAAAACATATCAGGAGCCGGCTGTACCGTGACGTGCCCGACATCCGGCCAGAGGAACGGTTCCATGTTGCGGTGATCGTCGGGGTCACCGCCGGCGCGGCGATAGCGACCCAGCTCAAACTGATCGAGCTGGACGTCGCCGGCATATATAAATTCCTAAAGGAGAAATTTTACGAACAGCGGGGCAGCCGCCGAGATGAGAACCCAGTCGACGACGTCGACATATTGTCGACCAAGTTCGAGCGGTTTATGGCAGATCACGTCGACGCCTTACTGGTAACCCAGAGTTTTGCTGCGCCGGGCCGCCCTCGGATGGGGTCTATCGGCGGCCGGATCGTGGTGATCGGCGAAGGCCCTAACCGCAACAAATACCCACGGGCGCTGATCCACATCGGGCTCGACGAGCACGAGCTGCGTTTTGATCACGGAGCCTTTAAGGCGTGGTGCAAGCGCACCGGTGAATCCTATACCACTATACTCAATCTTATGAAAAGTAAGTGGGGCATCGACGACAAGGTACGGGCCATACTCGCTATCAGTACGGAATGGTCATCCGGTTCTAAAGTACCTTACTATAAGCTACAATTAAATCGGCCGGAGCTAGAGCACCACTTGAACTGGGGCACGCCCGCCCACGTCGCTGCGACAAATGTCGTGCCCCTGCGGCCGCCCGCCGAGTAGCTATCGCGTCTCTGTTACGCCCTCACGCCCCATCGGGTAGCAGATACCGCGAGGGCAATCGCAACGGCGGCAGCCTGTCAGCCAACGCAGCCAGCCCATGCGTTTGCGGCACCAACGGTACTTCATGGTTTTTTCCTGGACTGCCCCGCCTCGCTAAGGGCGATCGCTACCGCCTGTTTGCGGTTGGTCACCTTCGGCCCCTTCTTCGAGCCGCTGTGCAGCGCCCCCGTCTTGAACTCGTGCATCACCTTCCGGACTTTCGCCTGCCCCTTCATCTGGTCCCTCCTCGACGTATGACCCGTCAGGCTGCCGCACCCGGTGTCTGAGCGGCGCATTCAGATCGACGATTTTCCAAAAACCAGTACGGCTGTGGTGGAACGTCAGACATTCTGCGCACTCGATTCGACCGTCCTCATACAGCCAGAAATTTTCGCAGCCACAATCACACTTCCATACCCTTGGCGCCGGCCGGTACTTGGGTTTGAAGGTTGATATGGTCATGGCAGTTTCCTATTTTGCGTAAATCGAATATCCCGTCCCATTGCAGATAGCCCCAACCAGATTAGAGCCTCCACCAACGGTGACGTAGGCACCCCATGTATTAACCGTGCTATCGGATATTCTGGTTCGCGCGCCCAATGTCACAAGCCCACAAGGGATAACATTAGCAAACGGTATATAGCTATCGCTTAGCTCTAAAATTCTTGCGCCAGCGCCAAGCGCAATAGGGGTTCCGCCGCCATAGTGGTTATCCAAAATCCGCAAAGCATAATCACCCGCCGATACAACTTGGATGCCTTTATCCATGCCGACAAATTGATTGCCACGAAGGATGCCGACCATCGAACCTACGCCCACAGCGTCTATCTTAATTCCAACAAGGCCAGTGTTGCTAAAGTATTGAACAATATGGTTATGCGATACCAACACGTCATTAGCGGTCGGAAAGTGCATGGCAACGCCATTGGACACATCCATGATAAAGATGTTGCCGTAAATATTTACAATCGAGGCATCCAGCGAAAGACATGTAACCACACACTCAAATGCGCTCGCCTGGATAGTGAACTCCGCCGTTCCTGAGGCGTTGGGTACTACAACGGAACGGTTATTAACGACAAAGTTTGACTGCGATATGGTCACGCCTTGAGTGTTAGCACTAGCTGATACCCCAACATTATTATAGGAAATGTTAGCCCCATGGAAATTGAAAGAAACCGAGATGTCTGGTGGGGTAGACGTAATCTTAACTCCAGTCGTCCCGGCAAGGGGGAATCCTCCTCCTAATGGC